AAGCAGTCAAACCACTTCCTTCTTCAAATCTCCATAAACTAACTAAACCATTAAGTGGCCCTGTACCTGCATAAATATTAACATCTTCACCTACTTCAAAAGTATCTGAATGTCTGCCGTTTGGACTATCAAAAGTACAAGTAAAATTAGAAGAGGCAACATAATCACCTTTATTTACATCTACTTTAAGATTTCTCCAGTCAGAGTATTCTGTTCCGTCTACTTCAAAACGAGTATAAATCATATTGATTCCTTTGTGTTTAATTCATCTGATAATGCTTGACTTATCTGTTCTGGATCTACTCCGTATACATTTTCTATATTCACATTAACTGAACTTTCAGGACTCATTGCAGATATTTCCAATTCATGTGATGATTTAAGTGCATTTATATCAATCAAATCCTTACTAAATAGATTTCTTGCTGCTGCAATACCTGCTCTTAATCCTTCAAGATCTATCATTGGGCCCCCAAATCTCTTGGAAATTGCATTAAAGACCCTAATAATTGGCTCCATAAGATCTAATATCTTATCTTTTGCATTTGATACTATGTTAATAATTTTATTCCATGCTTTTATAAATATATTCTGTACATAAGCCCATATGATCTCCCAAAAATTCTTAAATCGTTCCCATTCAATCTTTATTTTATTTATTGCTCTGCCCATAAAGTCTGTAAATACTGTCATAATCTTCTTCCAGTTCATTATCACCAGGACTATTGCTGTAATTGCTGCTATTATTGCCAAAATTATAATCCACCAAGGAGAACTAACTGCTGTTATAAGTGCTACTGCTGCAGCTAATAAAGTCACTGCCACTGTCACAATTCCTAAAACTATAACCGCCTGTTTCATTGGTTCAGACATTTTATCCCACATATTAGATACCCATTTGATTCCTTTGCCCAATCCGGTAATTATTGGGAGCAAAACCTCCTTTATTTGATCTCCTACATCCTTTTGAATATTCTGAACTTCGCTCATTGTCTCTCCCCATCTGAATTCCATAGTATCTGCCATGTCTTCAAACTGCTTATTTGATAATCCTGCTGAATTTGTTACAATATCTATAGATTTTGCTACATCTTCTGCTGCTTTACCAACCAATGGCATTACTGCTTTCAAGGCCCTCTTATTCTGGAACATAGCTGTTAAGGCCTCATTATCCATACCAACAGACGCTGTTAACTGTTTAATAGATTCGTTTAATCCTAATTCCTCAAGCATAGCCTGACCATTCTCATATCCTAAGGTTTGAATGGCCTCTTGCATATCATTTGTTGGTTTTAAGAATGCTACTAATGTTTGAGATAATGCTACTGTTGCTTCATCAGCATTACCTAATATTTTTGTTAATCCAGCCAATGTACCCAAAGTTTCTTCAAGAGAAATTCCCATTTGACCTGCCATACCTGCTACATCTGGAAATGCACTTGCTAACTCCTGCATATTAAGTTGTCCAGCTTTTACAGTGCCTGCAAAGGCATCCATAATTTTTTCTGTATCACTAACATCAAATCCATATGCTACTATTGTTTTTGTACCAGCCTTAATAATGTCTGATAACTCTGCAGAACCCCCAACTGCTGCTTTAGTAGCCTGTGCCATAAATTCTTGTGCTTCAGCGGTATCTGTAATACCTGCAGAAATGGTTTGATACAAACCCTCTAATACAGCTAATTGATCACCCTGGTTACCCATTTCTACGTTTGCTTTCTTTACAAACTTTCCAAATAGTTCTTCTGCATCTGCACCTTCATCGAGAAGAGTATTTACCTTTGCAAATCCAGTTTCAATTTGATTAGAAACATCTACTGCCTTCTTCATGCCTATTGCAATTATTGCTCCAACTGCAGCAGCACCTAATGCTGCCTTTCTAAAACTTTGAAGAGACAACCGTGCTCTTCCGAATACCTTTGAGAATTCATCTCTTGCCCTTATAACTATTGAAACTTCTTGTCCTAATCCAAATGCCATTATCTTCTTTTAGATTTACGTAATGCTTTCTTATGATCTGCCTCCAACTTTTTCATATGATGAATTACATTAAGATAGTCTCTTATTGTCAGACTCCTTAAATACTCCAGAGTCCAATTAAACTGATCACAAATAATCAATTCACTTCTTGCTTGGTTAGAGGCTTTAAAAAATCTTGACCAATTCCATTAAGTTCATTTATAGACTTCTGAATTTCTATTCCTTCTTTCATAGACAGTTCATTATATTGATCATCTGTCATATCTGTGGATTTTAACATCAAAGCCTTTGCTGCTTTTGAGTTATCTACTGTCCCATCAGGTGAAACGCTTCCAAGTTCCACTAAGTCTTTGTACTTAATTTCCTTAATTACAAATTTCTTGCCATTTACATCTATCTCTTTCTCCATTTTTCCCCCCGAGTTTAGTTTCGTTCAAAAAACAAAAATTACCAAGGATTATATTTGCTGATAGTGTCGTATGAACTTCCAGTAATGTTCTTTGGTCTTATCTCAATAGTACTTTCGACTGCTCCTTCAATTACACTTGGGTTTTCCATACTTGTAATCTTGCATCCACTTAAATAAAAGATTGCATGCTTACTTCCTGTTGAAGTGTCTGCATCTAAATCAAATGTGGTATTAAATGCACTGTTTCCTTTATAAAAGTCATTATACAAAACTGCTGCATCATCACCATCTAAATCAAGTGTTACATTCAGAGTATAATCTCTATTCTTATAATAAGGCGCTCCAATTACTCTACTTCCATTCACATAATGTGGTGCTTCTGCATTATTATTGATTTCAAGACTAATCTCTTTTGCTGTATCTAATGGACTTCCTGCTACTGTCAAACTACAGTCATTCCATAGATAAGGTGTTGTTCCGCTATCTACCAAAGTTGTTGTTGTTCCTGATCCAAAATCTATACTTTGTCCAATGTAATTACATTCAACTGCTACTTTTTCACCTTGTGATGCTGTTAGTGTAACTGAATTTGGTACACAACCTCTTACAAGTCTTGTAAAGTTTCTATGCGCTCCTGGTGATTGCTTTGAATCTTCAATACTGAAACTTATTGGCGCTGTGTGATTGCCTGTTCCACTTGTAAATGGACTTTGCCATACATTTGAATCTATTTGAGTTACTCCATGAGTGCATGTTGTTGCTGTTGCTCCAGATACTTCCACTATTGATCCGATTGCCCAGAAAGGTAATCTCATATCCACTGGATGATAATTTAAAGTTCCTGTTACATCATTTGGGCCTAAATCAAGTTCTCCGTAAGATCTACTTGCATTCCCAAGATATCTATCCTCTAACTTATTCTCATTGTCATCAATTGAGTTCTCTGTAACCTCTCCAACCCAGAATGTACTCCCTGCTGTTGTTGAATCTGGTGTTGCATAAGTTCCGCTCTCATGAATTCCCACTACTTTGTTCTGATCACTTAAAAATCTTGCCATATATCCTCCTTTTTAATTTAATTAACATTTATGAAACATTGAAAAATTTATATTGTATTTGAAGTATTCTTGATTTAGGTGTTCCTTGCCCTTCCTCGTCTATTTCATTCATACTTAATAATTTAAAATCATGTAGATCATTATCATTTGAACCATCTGTTGTAAATTGAATATTTTTGAGTCTTACATAAACATCTGTTGCAAGAGTGTCTTTTTCTTTTTGATTTCTTGCCCATACCCTTATTTCAAGAGTGATTAATACATCCATAGAAGTAGTCTGCATTCCTGATTTTATTGCCTCTTGATTAGTCATTTTTATTGTAATAAGAGGGTATTGAACCTTTCTTTGAGGATATGAATTTCCAGTAATAAAAATATAATTGTCTTTTCTTGCTATCCATGCATGATTTTTTACAAAAGGGCACCATATTTTTCCATTATAATCTATTTTTTTAACTAAAAACTTATTGCCACTACAAAGTCCAACATTTTTGTAAGTATTTAAATGGGAAGTATATATCTTTCTTTTTTTTGAATAATTAAGTGTAGCTCTTATTCCACATAACAAACAAAGAATTTGAAATATATCCATAAATTCTTTGTCTTTTTGAATAAAATCTATTGAATTTGGTCTTTTCTCTCTCTTATGCCCATCACCTTTAATTAAAGTATCTAACAATATCTTTAGTTGTTTTTTGCTTAATTTAGATAAAAGATTAAGTGTTAATTTCTTTTTTGGGATTAAATTAAAAATATCCACTGTGCATTTATAAGAAATATAAAATTCATATTCTATTTGTCCATTTCGTTTTCTTGTTTTTTCAGTATATTCAAAGTTTAAATTATTTAAACAATCTCTAATTTCATTAACATTATCTTGATTAATACTACTTTGATATATTCTAATAGAATTAATTTCCTTATCCATATATCCTTCTGTTAAAATCCATCCAATTAATTTAACAAAACTATTAGAATAGATTTCTTTAATATCTTTATTTAATCCACTCCCACAAATAGGGATAAGATGATTTGTATTCAATTTCTTAGCTTTAATAAAAGAATAATCTGTTTTTTTCTTTCTGTTACTTACAAGGCAATTATGATCTGGGGTTACACACATCTTTACATTTTTGGTATTTACTTCAAACATCTTCCCCTTATAATCTTGTATATTTAAATCAAGAATCGGATTAATCTCGTATTGTTTTGTTCCTTTATTAAAAGTATAAATCATATCATTAACTTTTAATTCATTATATTTTTTCCATCCATTAATCGTTAAACATTCTGTTTTTTCATCTACACAGGTCATAATGAACTTAGAATTGCTTGATCTCCCTGAAAGAATTGGATCGGTAATATTAGTTAAATCTGTCTTAATAAAGTACAAAATATCTCCTATAAAGTTTGAAACTGTTGTCATGCTCGCTTGCTCCTTGTAATGCTCGCTTGCATTACTTATTTAATACTTGAATTTGATTTATATATATTGAGGAAGATTGTATATTTTTTATGGTATTATATAAAATTCATTTTAGCTCTGATAGCATCACTTATTGCAATTCTTACCTTCTCTTTAGTCCTATTTTCTGTATTCTGAAAGTGTTTTCTTGGACTTATTCTACTTGTACCCAACTCTAAAATTGTTGCAACTTGTTCTGTTGTTATGCCCTTACCGGGATATGATTTTGGTTCTGGAAAAACTTTATACTCTGCTTCTTTTAGTTTACCAAATGTTATTGAATTTGCAAGATTTCCAGTCTCAACACTTTTAGGTTCTGCTCGATTTCCAATTATGCTTTGTTGAACTTCTTCAGCTACAAAATTAGCAGCTCTAAATACTCCTGTATCAGCACCATCTTTTATACTCATATTCTTCCTTCTTAGAGATTCAATCACTTCTGCCATATTTATTAATTTAATTTCTATTAGTTTTCCTGTTGATCCCCTTATTTTTACCATTTTTAAGATTATTTATTCTCCCAAAAGAGAACCATTCGTTAATCTTCTTAAATACACTTTTTTATAAATCTTCTGGCCTTGTGCCTCTACTGCTATTCCACCAAGGGGTATTGTTGTAAATTCTTCACCTACTGGACTGCCCATTCCTATTTTGACTTGATAAGCACTCCCTGTAAAGACTAAACTTCCATGAACATATAATCTGAAATCATTATCTTGTAGTTTTCCTTGTTGTACTAATACAGAATCTGTTGATCCTGGCCGAGTATCAATTGGTAAGACCACTCCACTTGTAAATAAGCTTCCTGCACCTGCAAGGACTACATCATCATCCCAAATAGAACCGACTGTCTGAGAGTAATACTCAATCATGAATTGCTTACCAGTTTTGTCTACAATACTCGCAAAACCTTTGGCAAGACTATCTTTAAAGGTCAACTTAGACTCTTGGCAAATCTTGTTTTTCTACCTAATGACTTTAGTTGGTTTTCACCCATCATCCGCCATTGTTCAGCACTCATCTCTTCGCCTGTTTCTTCAACACTTAATTCTGCAAGACTTACCTTTTCTCCTCCTGCTTGAGCTTTTACGAAATCGATAGTATCTGCCTTTGAAAAACTTACTATTGAAGGTTGGTATTTATGAGAGATATTATTACTGCCAATAGTCTCTCCGACATAATTTTCAACATACTGCCTGGCCATATCTACTATCTCAACCATGTTACCAGACACACCTGTCGGTACATTATTGAAACTTTCAATTATGAAATTCGCTATACTTCCACAACTTGATAAATCAGATACTGCCATTAGTTAAGCCCGGAAACTAATAGAATTCCATTAGCATCACACAAAAGAGGTGTTACAACCCCAGTTCCACTTGCTGTTGCATATAATTCTACTAATAATCTTCCATCAGCACTTACTTGAGCGTCTAATCCACTCCAAGTTAAACTTGTTTTATATGTCATTTTGCCTCCTTCTAATATTTATATTCGGTCAAAAAGGTGACCCGATCATAATTATGTTCCCGAGATTAAACGAATCCATTGGCTTCCACCTTGTTCTTCACACATATACAGTTCGTTATTCACAATATCTAAAGCGATATCACTTCCAACATTCCCTGTTAAGATTCCATCTGGGCTTTCTCTATGTATCATAATTCCAGCTACTGCTAAACCAGAAGTTCCTACTCCCTTGCCCATTCCATCTATTGTGCCTATAAGGCTGCCTGTTTGAGTTACCATTGTGTCTCCTTTTGTTTATTTACTTACCTAACCTAACAAAAATAAAAAAATAAAAAAAAATCTAATTAATCTGTTGTAATCTTTGAGATTGCTTTTGTCCTAATTGTCCCTGTAGATATTCTCTGAGTAATTGCCGCACCTTCCATGTCATAATTTGGAAGTGTGAAGTTCTCCACTGTGATGTCTCTTTTAATTGCTATATAGTAAGCCTGTTCTCTATCAAAGATATAAGCATATTTTGCATACGATGTACTTGGTGCTGCGTTTGTACTAAACCTTGATACATTCATACCAAAAATATTTCCTAAGAATCCTCTTTTCAACATCTCTGTATTTCCTGCCTTGTCTGCTTCCACAAATGTATCTATGTTTCTTAAATCCTGAACAAATTCATCACCAACCAACATATCTGTTGGATCATAATCATTTGACTCTATATCATACATAGATTCTGCTATATTTGCGATTGTTGCTGCTGCTCCACCTGCCGTGGTTGCATTAGCATTGTCAAGTGCAGTCAAAATAAGACTTGTTTCATTCTCTGCAAATTTCTTTCCTGCTGCTCTGATATTTCTTTGAAGTAACTCGAACTGTGAGTCCTCTATCATCTCTCTTGTGATCCTTATTGCTACACCATACTTAACTGGCGTAACTGTTTCTGTATCAAATCCTAAAGCATCCATTACAATCTCTGCGCCTTCTCCAACTTCTCTTATACCCATTGAATCTGGATCTTCTTTATCAATTGTAAATGAACTTCCTTTGATCTGACTTGGACCGTATACAATTGCTGCCATTTCTCTTGGAATTAATGCTTTGTCAACTGCTTCTACCAATTTAGGCATAATTAACTTAGCAATCAATAAAGTTCCTTCTACTCCTGTGCCTGTGGTTATATACTCTTGTATTCTTTTAAATGCCATTTTATATATTTAAGCTGACTACTACATAATTCTCGCTTCCTGCAGTTGTAATTGCTCTACCAACATGTCCTTCTATTACTGAACCTGCATCTACACCAGTAATTGTTTCTACTGCGTCATAGTTTGCACCTGAACACATTCTTACAAGCATTCCACCTGAAACTGCTCCACCTGCTTTCATTAAGTAAGTTCCTCTTGTTGCTATAGTACACCACTTATTGGATCCAGTATTTTGCAAGACTACTCCATTAACTCTACTACAATTTGCTGTATGTAATGCTATTAAGTCACCTGCTACGAAACTTGAAGTTCCTGAATTAACACATGCTGTTGCTCCTGAAATGTATACAAATGTTCCACCTGAAAGTATCTCTTCTGCTTTTGCTGTGAATGTTCTTGGATTTGCTCCATCCCATAAGATTTGAGTACCTAATGCGTTTGTTGTTGCTTGTGCCATCAGTTTCTTATAAGGGTGAAAGCTCCGCCTCTAATTGAACCATATGATTCACTAACTTTAAGTCCTTCATCAACTTCCTCTTCTTCAGAATCTTCCTCTTTAGGTTCTTTTTTCTTAGATTTGAGTTTTGCTGGTTCTTTAGGTTCTTCATCCACATCAGATTCTTTCATTATTTTCCTAACAATAGACTCTACTTTTTCTGCTGTAATCTCTTTAGGTTCCTCAGATTCTTCTTTAGGTTCTTCCTTTGGTTCTTCAGATTCCTTTTTAGGTTCTTCTGATTCCTTAGGTTCCTTAGATTCTTCTTTAGGTTCCTCAATTTTAATCTCCTCTTTTGCTTCTTCGCCTTCAGCCATTTTTAACCTCCCTTTTGATTTATTTAAATATGATTCGGTAGATTCTCCTACCATTTTTGCTCCACATTTGGAGCATATTTGTTCTGTACAAGGAATTCCTCTTTTATGTTTTGAAGTAGCCCCACATTTAGGGCATAAACATGTATCTGTTCCACCATCTCCTTGTGTTGGGCCTCCAACTCCTTTTCCTTCTCCTCTTACTTCCTTTAATTTAGAATATGCCTCTTTCATGGCTATTGTGAAAGTTGCTCCGTTGTCTGCGGGCACGGCAACCAGACTAAGCTCCTTAAACTTTATGCCTCTTGGTATAAGAAATCCCTCGTCTGATTCTTCTACCTCTTTTACTGCCGCGCCCACTGAAACAGAATTGATACGTCCATCCTTAATCATTTCTTTTATTTCATCAGATTGGACTTTGGCCTTAAAATCTACTTTTTCGTTTATTGCATCAAACATACCTGAAATTACTCTTCCTTTAATTGAAGAGATTTCATTTTTGTGATCTACTAACAAAGGAACTCCTTTTAAAGTTCCTGCTGCTGTTTCTAATTCTTCCGATAGAAATTTGTGATTATTATCTGTTATGCTTGCAGTAATAGCCGTTCCAGCTATCATAAAGTCCCCATCAAATATCCCTTTTTCCTTTATAGGAATCTCATAATTAAAATCTAAATTTTGCATTTTCTGTTTTGATTTTCTCCAAGTTGAATAACATATTGCTGATGCCTGTTTCTGCTCTGTTCCTTCTCCCACAACAAAACTCATACATCTACCAATAAATTCTTTCTCTTTTTCCCCAGTAGTTGGTGTTGGAACTGGCATGTATAAATAGGTTAGTTACTCTGCTTTAAATATATTGAGAAGAATTATATATTTTTAATCAGTTCTAATAATAATCTTAATATCAGCATTTTTTGCCCCAATAACCGTAATTATTAGACTTTCATTGAGTTTAAACTTATCAAATGTAGTCGTATCTCTTAAATCTTCCTCTGGTGCTGATGTTCTTTCCCTAATTGCAATGTAATTAACTCCAGTCAATCCAGATCGTTTAAGAATAAGATAACCTAACTCACTTTCTATGATTAACTCTATTTTTCCTTCAGATTCTATTATAAATGAATTAAGAAATCCTTTTATTTTGGGAGTTTTAAAAGATATTTGTCCCTCACCTGTGTTGATTATTATTTCTTTTTCCATTAACTAAATTTCCTGGTTTTTAAATCATAATATCTTTTGATGGTTCTTGATCTATGTGTATCTGCTGATTTACCTCTTTTAGTCAAATTATCTAAGTCTAAACCTTTGATTCCTGCATCTGTTCCCTGAAATCTGTTACCGTGTCCTGCCCACATCTGTTGAGTTCTTGAATTAGGCCCCCCACTTCCTGTCCAGTCCTTCCAAGGGCCTATAACTGAAACATCCTCCTGAATTACTGCTTTTTCTCCTTTTAGATCATATACAATGTCTCCACAATGCTCATCACATACTATTCTCTGTTGAGTAACTGGATCTATGATTATCATTCTTCAAATATCAACTTTTCATTTAATTTCTTCATTTTTTCTTGTATTTTAACAAAACATTCAGAACATATCCAATGCCCACTTAAATTAATCCAAGCTTCATTCTCTTCGCATCTCTCACAAAGTGGCCTATTTAATATTTTCATCAGATTCCCTCTCCTACAGACACAAAACTACACCTGCAATCTGGGTGAACAGGAATTATCCCATATCCCTCATCTACAGTAAATACCTCACCGTTTAGTCCTTCACATTCAAAACAAGTTCTTTCAGATAATGCTGCTAAAAATCTAACTTTCTCTATTTTATTTTGTTTGAGAGTGTCCAACAAACCTATATTTGAAAGTCTTACTGTCTCTGTTCTGGCCACCATATTGGGTCTTGTTGCTGCCTTTAAAGTTATTCTACCATCTTTTAATCTGTCTTTCCATACAATTGAATTTTTTAATTCTGTTTCTATTTGCCTGATTGTATAATTCTTTCTAAATCCCTCTTTTAATACATATCTTAACTTGTTTATTTCTTTTTTGCTTAAAAGTCCATCCATAAGATCCTTTTCACTTATCGCAACCAAGTCTTTAAATTTGTCTATTTTTAATCTCCTTAATATTCTTACCAAATAATCAGAATAATTGAATCCTGCCATTTCATTCAGGCTTGCATACTCTCTTATACTCATCTGGCCACTTTCCTCTATTGATAATTGCTGACCACATCCAGTCCCTTTCATTTTCCTGTGATATTTCTCCTGAGTTTTAACTCCTGGAACTTCAGGTTGTTTGATTTTAGTTTCTTCTTTTTTTCTTTCTGGATTTTCTTTTTCAGCTTGTTCTTTTTCAATCTGTCCTTCTTGTTCCTTTTTGTCATCAAGTCCTTTCTCTGGTTTTCTTAAAAACTGTTCTGATTCTTTAATTTCAAGTAGATTGGCTATCTCTATTTGGATTATCCTTCTAAAGTTTTCATCTATGTTGAAATTCTCTAATAATTTGGTTAACTTTTCTGTCCTTAAATTAATCTCCTCTTCACTTGAAAGATTCCAGATAAACTCTACTTCTGCATCAATTCCCTGAGTATTAAGTATTGGTTTGAATATCTGATTTTCGATTATACTCTCTATCTTCTCCCTCATAGATCCTATTTTTCTTTTAAATGTTTCAGATTGTACTTTTGCTATCCCTTCATTTAACTGCCCTGATCCCATTAAAACTTCAGGCACTTCCATACCGGCTATTAACATTCTATAATCATACATAAGAGTTTCAATTAAACTTTTGCCTACATCTCCAAAATCCAACACTTTCATGTCTACATTCCCGTCTGTTACCCATTCAGTAGAATTATTCATATACTGCAAATCCTCATGAAACCTGTCGATGTCTGCATCTTGTGATGATTCTCCAGGGATCCCTACTTTTACATGAATAGGCGCCCCTGCTTTCCTTCTTATTAATTCATGATGATCTGTTTGGTTTCCAAGAAGTAAATCTATCATTGACATATTTGGATTAACTATACCTTCTCCATAAGCCCCCCCTGGAATTTGATTAATCGGAAGATACGCTATTTGATTAGGTTTAAATGGTATTATTTTTTGACTGTTTGCAGCAAAACTGTTTAATTTCCCTGTAAATTGATTGTATCCCTTAATTTCTTTTTTCCTGTTTCTTTTTACATACATGCTGTTTGCATTCAACACCTGTATCTTTTGATTGTCAAGATCCAGTTCCATAAATCCACTCCCTTTGAGAATACCCTCTTTTATCCAAGGTCTTATTACAGAAGTAAAATTTGTTTCTTTAAGAAATGTAGAGATTATCCTTTGGGCATTGGGATTATCTGCCTTAACATTAAAATCACCTACTATACTGTCTGTTATTTTATTAACAAACCCTGCTATAAGTCCTACATTCTTGTATACCCCCTCCAATTGCTCAAAACTAAAAGGATGCTGGATTCCGAGTTCTTTTGGGAATTTAACTGGAATGTCTGTTACTTCTCCTCGAAACTGTTCAGTTATAGATTTATTCTTATCTAATTTGGATAATGAAACATATCCCTTAACCTTTGCCATATATCCAATAGATGGATTTAATTTATATATATTGAGAAAGGTTGCATATACTTTTTTCTCATACTCTTATCTATTAAATTCCTCAAAATGATATAACTTATGGCACTTTTTGCATAACATCTTGATATTCCTAAACTCATATTTTCCCCCTGCATTCCCTCTTCTGATTCTATGTGGCTCTAATTTGCCTACTTCTTTCTCATGTTTATGACATTGTTCACATTTAAAATCTACAAACTCCCTTAATAACTCTTTTTTTCTTTCACTTAACATTTTGACCTACATTTGCCCCAAAAATAAAATGCTTCATTGGAGGTTTTAATTCAAATAGCATTCTCATCATTACCATATCTCCCACATCTGTTGATCTACTAAGATTTTCCTTGATATCTTCCTTACTTAATACCTGTAATGGTGCATCTTTTCCAGGGTCTTTTTGTTTAATTTGTTCTAAATCTTCAATTAATAACTTTTTAACTTCTTCAGATATATCTCTTGTGATCCCTATTTTGCCTGAATTTACATAGTTTGCTAATTTAAACCAGCATTGTGCTTTAAGATTCTTATAATTATGCTGTACTTTTTCTGTTTCATTCTCTTTTTTATTCATTATTGGCCTTGCATTTGCTATAAATCCTTTTACTTTTAAGTCTTTTACTAAACCGAAGCCTACCCCTAATTCATCAACTGCACATCTACTTCGAGGGACTTTGTAAGCAATTAATATTTTGTCTAAATCTATACTCGAGATTCCCCCTTCTTTAAATTCTATTACCTCACCATCAGGCAGAACTACCCTTTTCTGTAATTCTGGAATAATCACTTTTAAAACAAATAGGCCCTCCCAAATGCCAATAACAGTCATATCTCTCCCAAATCCAGCTGCATCTACTATGCAATACCTTGATCCTCTAACTGCTTCATTAGTAAATAAGTCTATTATTGAGTCATAATCAAATAATCTTGTTGGATCATCATCATATTCCCAATTCCCATAAAGTAATCTCTCTTTAGTCTGTTTGTCTGCTCGTTTGAGACTTTCAACATAAGAAGGAGGTATATGTGGGTTATCTTTTACTAATGCTTGAATAAATACCTTATGCGTAGATAGTTTCTTTTCAATAGACAACTTATAGAAATCATAATATGCCCAATGTTTACATGGATTTGTACAATAAAGAACCTTGCCAATTATTCCATACTCATCTATTTTATATCTTAATCTTGTTTTTAAGATTTGAATAGCTTTAAGAGGAATCTCTGATATTTCATCTAAGAAAGCAGAAGTGTATTCTGTTGAACCTAATGTATCAAACTCTGGATCACTTGGGTTCTGTTTCATATCTTGTAGAATTATCTCTGAATTGTTAAAATTTGGGAAAACAATAGACCCTTCCATAGCATTATAGAAGTAATCTACATCTTTTTTAAAGTGAAATATTCCCTTTTTACCACTACCAAGAATCTCAAATAATGTTTTGAGTGTTGATTGTTTTAATCTTTTTAGTTCTGCCCTGCCCATTAAATACCTGGTTCCAGGGTACTTCATACAGTTCATGATTAACCAAAAACAACCCAAAAGACTCTTTCCTCCACCTGCTCCACCTCCAAATAATATCTCTTCTGTTTGATTATCTTCAAGATATTTAATGGCTATTTCTTGTTTTAATGTTGGTTGGAATTTTATTATTCTCATTTGCCTTCTCTATGATTAATTTAATACCTTCGATTCCTGAATGCTCTACCTCATGTTTTTCAACATAACCTCTCTTTCTTCCTTTTGTTTTAAGATAAAAGATAGTACTTGGAACAACTCCTTTCTTTATTTGTTTAAATAAGGCATTTTCAGCAAAATCTAAAGTGATATTTGACATATCTTCTGCTTCTTTTTTGTATAATTTATCCTCTCTTAACCATCTATAATGTGTTTCTCTGCTTATTTTTACTTGCTTACATGCTGCTGTAATTACTCCTAACTGTGAATTTAGTGCCTTAATCATTAATTTCTTCTTCCCTCTTAATCTCCCTTTTTTGTCATATTTTGTCATATTTTAGTTTCTCCTGTTCTAAGAAAGGTTTGCTTCTTCCAAAAGGAGTGCCTTTTCCAGTTGTCCCTCCAGCTATATTCTTTCCTTCCTTAAACTTATCCCAATTCTTACCCATAAACTCTAAGCCATAAGGCGGATCAGTTATAATTGCATCTACTGAGTTTTCTTCTAACTTTTTCATCTCTTCTATACAGTCACCTTGTATTATTTTATTCATCTTATATATCCTCCACTATCTCAACTACTGGTTTCACATACTTCTCAGTG